GACAATACACAAAGTAAGTATGTTCCTTTTAAATTATTCCCAGAACAACAAATGATGTTGAATAATTTTGAAAAGTATAATGAAAATATTACTAAAAAATATAGACAAGCAGGAGTATCAACTGCAACCGCTGCTTGGATTTCTAAACAACTCCAGTTTGCGTCTACACAAAAACCCGAAAAAGTACTTATTCTAGCTAATAAATTAGACACTGCCCAAGAATTAGCAAATAAGATTAGACAATTCCTAAATCAATGGCCGGATTGGGTTAATGTTGGATTTTCTAAAGAAAAAGATTCACAACGACACTATAAATTAAATAATGGTTGTGAGGTAAAAGCAGTTGCTACATCAGTGGATGCTCTAAGGGGGTACACACCAACGATACTAATATTTGATGAAGCGGCTTATATAGAAGCTGGTGACGATTTATGGGCAGCTTGTATGGCTTCACTTTCTACTGGTGGTCAAGTAATTGTTATATCCACACCTAATGGATATGATAAAATTTATTATGAAATTTATGACCAGTCGATAAATCGAATGAATAATTTTAAAATTTCTGAATTACACTGGGAAAACGACCCTAGATTTACCAAAGATTTGGTTTGGGTTAAAACCAAAGATATAATTCATTATATGTTAAATAGGGAAGATTATAATGACGATTTAAATGTTGTAGAAAAAAATCAAAAAGAATTTGAATTATTAAAAAGAAATGGTTATAAACCTTATTCTTCGTGGTTTGAGTCCATGTGTAAAAAATTAAAGTTTGATAGGAGAAAGATATCACAGGAGTTAGAAAGTGCTTTTTTAGGTTCAGGAGACAATGTAATACCTATAGATACTATAGAAAATATTAAAGAAACAATGGTTGAAGAGCCGAAAGAAAAATACGCAAGTGGACAATTATGGGTGTGGGAAGAACCAGTTAAAGGCCATAAATACATCATGGGTATAGACGTTTCAAGAGGTGATTCTGAAGATTTTACATCTATTATTATAATAGATTTTGATGAAAGAAAACAAGTTTTAGAGTATCTAGGAAAAATACCACCAGATTTAGCCGCTGATATAGCTTATAAATGGGCAACTCTATACTCCTCCTATATTGTTATAGATATCACCGGAGGTATGGGGGTAGCTACTTCACGTAAATTACAAGAACTAGGATATAGGGATTTATATGTGGAAGGAGCGAATACAGCTGATAAGTGGAAATATGACCCTAAATTATTAGAAAAAATACCAGGAATTAATTTTAATAATAAAAGAACACAGATAGTAGCAAGTTTTGAAGAAGCTTTAAGACACGGGTTTGAAATAAAGTCACATCGATTATTAAATGAACTATATACTTTTGTTTACATAAACGGAAAACCAAATCACATGAAAGGTAAACATGATGATTTAATTATGGCCTTGGCCATGTGTCTTTATGTTGGTGAAAATTCATTTACCCAACTAAAAAAAGCGGATGAAATGACAAAAGCAATGTTAAATGGTTGGGTGGCGACCGACTCAAGTCCAAAAGATACGCCGGTACACCTACGACCAACCCCAAATAGTGATGTATTACGACCTAACGTTAAACCAAATGCTAGTAACGAATCTTTATATAAAGAGTATAGTTGGTTATTTGGTGCAAAACCTAAGTAAGTTATTCACTATTTATAAAAATAATACTATATTTTTAATACTATGGCAGAAAAATTAACAGTATTCCAAAGATTGGGTAAACTATTTGGTCCAGAAGGACCAAGAGTTGCACAACCAACATACAAAGAATTTCAATTCACTAGTAAAGATTTGCTTAAAACCAAATCAAAAACTGAATTCGAAAAAGAAAAATTACAAGCACAACAAACTCTTTATTTAGCAAAACAATGGCACAAAATAGATAACGAGTTATATACACAATCTATTTATTACGAACCAACTAGATTGGCTTCTTATTATGATTATGAGTCAATGGAGTTTACTCCTGAAATTTCCGCAGCTTTAGATATCTACGCTGAAGAATCTACTACACCATCAGAAGATGGATATATGTTAACCATTTATTCCGAATCTGTAAGAATAAAATCTATTTTAGCTGATTTATTTAATAACATTCTTGATGTTAATACAAATTTACCTATGTGGATAAGAAATACGTGTAAGTATGGGGATGATTTTGTTTATTTAAAAATAGACCCAGAAAAAGGTATTATAGGTTGTAATCAGTTACCTAATATTGAAATAGAAAGAATTGAGTCTGGTAATTATCCTGCTACACAAGTAGATACAAGTGCTGAGAAAAAAGAAAGAAAACTTAAGTTTATTTGGAAAGATAAGTCAATGGAGTTTCAATCGTGGGAAATGGCTCACTTTAGATTGTTAGGTGATGATAGAAGATTGCCTTATGGAACTTCAATGTTAGAAAAAGCTCGTAGAACTTGGAAACAACTTTTACTAGCTGAAGACGCTATGTTAGTCTATAGAACTTCTAGAGCTCCTGAGAGAAGAGTATTTAAAGTTTTTGTTGGTAATATGGACGATAAAGATGTAGAAGCTTACATCCAAAGAGTTTCTAATAAATTTAAAAGGGACCCAGTCGTAGACCCGAGTAATGGGAATGTGGATTTAAGATATAATCAGATGGCCGTTGACCAAGACTTTTTTATTCCAGTTAGAGACCCAGCGTCACCTAATCCTATAGAAACATTACCAGGAGCTACTAATCTAAGTGAAATTGCGGATATTGAATATATACAAAAAAAGTTATTAGCTGCTCTTAGAATTCCAAAAGCCTTTTTAGGGTTCGAGGAAGTTGTTGGAGAAGGGAAAAATTTAGCTCTACTAGATATTAGATTTGCAAGAACTATAAACAGAATTCAAAAATCGATTATTCAAGAACTTAATAAAATAGCTATTATACATCTTTATATTTTAGGTTTTGATGAAGAACTAGACAATTTTGCATTAGGACTTACAAACCCATCTACACAAGCGGACCTACTTAAATTGGAAAATTGGGCAAGCAAGATTACACTATTTAAAGATGCTGTTGCTGACCCAGGTACGGGAATCTCACCAGTATCAAGCACATGGGCTAAAAAACATATATTAGGTATGTCAGATGAGGAAATTAAATTAGATTTACAACAACAAAGATTTGAAAAAGCTATCGCTAAAGAATTAGAAACTACTGGTGATATAATTAAGAAAACCGGGGTATTTAATCAGATAGATAAGTTATATGGTGATATTGAAAAGACTGAAGAAGCGGGTGGAGATATGGCTGGTGAAGGTGGAGATGAATTTGCTACTGGAGCAGAAGGATTAGCGGGTGGTGAAGAAATTGAAACTGGTGATGAAACCTTAGGTGGAGATGAAGGACTTGAACCAGCAGCTGAAAGTTTTAAAATAGAAAAAGATTTACCGTTAATCTTAGAAAATAAAGGTCTAGAACTACCGAATCTTGAAGAATTAGCTTCTAAATCAAGTAAAGAAATCAAAGACGTACAAGATAAAATAGATGATTTGTTAGATGAGTAATATTTATTTAAAAAAGAACAATGAAATTTTTTGGTAAATATAAAAAAGCGATAGACACTATTTTAGCTGAATCTTACTCAGATAAAAAGTTATTTAAAGAAAATTTCCATATAGTAATGGGCGCGATGAAGTTCTCTAAAGACTTTAGGGAGTTTTTTACTTTGTATAATGAGATGGAACAAAAAACTATTACTGAACAAAATGATGCTAGAGAATATATTAATGAATCTATAGATTTGTTGAGGTCTAAAGTTTCTAACTTAAAAAAAACCTTACCTATTTTTGATAGTATTATCACAAGAAAGTTAAAAAATAAAAAATTAAAAAGTAATCCGATATACGAAAGTTTAGATTATTTAATTTTTAAAAGTGGTGTAAAGTCTATTGAAAAAAGAGTATCGAGTAAAAAAACACTTTTAGAGTCATTACAAAGAGAACAAAAAGGTGTAAAATTAAACAGGGGTTATTCTACGAAAATATTGTCTAAAACTTTAAGTAAAAATTTTAATGAAGAATTTAAAAATCTTACAGAGAGTGAAAAAATATTATTTAATAATATTATTTCTTTAGATGAAAAAAACATTAATTTAGAGTTTAATAAAACTAAAAATAAACTAGTAGAAAATATCAACACTTTAATTAGTGAAACCAAAGAAGACCAACTTGTAACTAGACTAGTGGAAACTAAAAATTCTATTTTAACTATGAATGTTAATAGAAAAAATCTTTTATCTATAAAACAACTATCCCAGGATTTGAAATAGAGGTTTAATGTTCTTATATTTAATGTATGAAGAACGGGAAACAAATACCTTTACAAATTAGTAAAACATACAAGACTCATTTTGGAACAGTAAATTCTAAAAATATGAAATCTATGTATCTAACATTATCTGCATGGGCTGAACCTAAATTTGATTATGATTGTTGGTCTTGTGCTATTAAAGATACTAAAAAATCCATAAAAACATTTATGTCTGAAAATTTATCTAGAGAATATTTTAAAGAACATTCTATAGTTGATTTTGATTTAAGGTCTAGTGGGGTAGCTAAGAATAAACGTAGTTTTATGAAATGTGAGATTACTATGTTTGTTGAAAAAACTATACCTATAAAAGATATGTCTACCTTAACTATGTTATCCGCCACCACTAACTCCTTATTGGAGAAAAACTTCGAAGATAACCCCTATTTCACCTTTCACCCAAGAAAAGTCCAGTAGAACCAAATTTTTCTTCCTTATCCTTATATTTATTATTAGAATAAAATCAAAAAACAAAAAAATATAAACTATGGGATTTTTAGACAGTAATTCAGCAACCGGAGCTGGTGTTGGTATGAATACCTTCAGTAGTGGTGGCACAGTCAATGGAGGAAATGCACCTAATAATATGTTATTTACCGAATTAGAAGTAATAGGTATAGATATTGCTTTAGGAAAAGCTGCACAAATAGGTGTAGCAACTCACCCACACCACTTCTATTTAACTCGAACTAACGCATATATGAATGGTGGTTCACTTATCGAAGGTGCCGCAGGTGGAATGATGGGTGGAATGTCACCAAACTTACCGTCAGGAAATACATATTATAATGGAATGCCAACATGGAGCTGGTGGGATAGTGGTGATAATGTTGAAGATAACGAACCTACATGGCAACTAAGATATGGTAGTGGTGTCGGACCTGGAACTGAACTTAGTTCAGGATGGAACTTATCTTTAGGGTCTGGAAAACACTCTGCAGACCACCCGGTAGGAAATATGAGCCAAGGTGGAGGACAATATGGAAGATGGGAATTAGTTAATAGAGGTCAAGTAATAGCAGTTGCAGCAGGAAACCATCTTAACCCATGTTACTCAAACCAAGGTACGGGATATACCTACGACAATTCAAATCCAGGTTTAGCTGTTAACCCATTTAGTGCTAATAGTGTACAATCAAGAAAATGGATAGTAAACACGGGTGATACACATACTGTAGTTGTGACAGGAACATCTTATCCACCGGCAACGGAACCGGTAGCAATAAGTGCAGTAACATGTATTCCTAATAACACACCTGTCAATAGAATATTAACATCAGCAGGTTACGCTTAATAGATTAAAAAATATTTTAATATTTAAAAACACCCTTATGGGTGTTTTTTTTTATCTAATACTTAAGTATTTATATAAAAAGTCTTTATATGAAAATTTTAAAAGCTAACGAACTTGGTCACGGAATATTAATAGAATATGACGCGGGAAACATATCTCCTAAACAAAATAGTAAAATAATTAGAGAAATGACTGACCCTTCTTTTGATGGGGAAGTTGAGATGTATTGTATTTTGCAAAAATATGGTACACCTAATAGAAACGGGAGAGTATACCCTAAAGAAATACTAGAACGTGAAAATCAAAGATACCAAGACGTAATTAAAAGAGGTAGCTCTATCTCAGAATTAAACCACCCTGAATCTTCACTTATAGATTTAGAAAGAACATCCCATATTATTACCGAAACTTTTTGGGATGATAATAGGTTAATGGGAAAACTAAAACTTTTAACTTCACCTGGTTACCATAAAGACGGGGTAGTATCAACAGTCGGTGATATTGCTGCGAATCTTTTAAGACAAGGTGTTACATTAGGGATTAGTTCAAGGGGTGTTGGTTCACTTAAAAAAAGTGGGGAATTTAATGAGGTACAAGAAGATTTTGAATTGATTTGTTTTGACTTAGTTTCTTCACCATCTACTCCTGGTTCTTACTTATTTAAGGATATGAAAGATATGGAAAAGTATGACGAAGTTCTAGAAAATACAAATCCAGGTAAAGACAATTCCGGTGGTTTTGACAAATCATTAGCTCTGATGTCAAAACTTAATAATTTCTTAAATAAATAAATTAGTTACTAATAGGTTAGGGGGTGGGATTTTTTAACGCTTCTTACATATTTATTATAGAAACACATTATAATATTTTAAAAAATAAAAAATGAGTAAGTCTACATTAGAAAAAGCGTTGCTCGAGGCGGAACAGTTGGAAGAAACTATGAAGTCTAATGCAAAAGAAATACTTTCTTCAACTATGAAGGAAGAAATTCATGATTTAGTAAAAGAATCGTTAACTGAGGAAGACGATTACCTTAAAGAGCGAGAGGACGAAGAACAAGAAGTTGATGTCGAAATGGATATGGAATCTGACGATATGTCAGACGAATTAGATTTAGGCGATGAACTTGATATTGAGGACGAGACCGAGGATGATATATCTTTGGAGCTGCCACCTCTAGACCTAACCTCAGCATCTGACGAAGAAGTCATAAAAGTCTTTAAATCTATGGGTGATGAAGATGGAATTGTTATTCAACAGGATGACAATGAAATTTCATTAACTGATGGTGATGAAGAGTATTTAATTAAATTAGAAGAAAACAAAAAAATGAAAAAAAATTCTAAAAACAAAATTAATGAAATGGAGGACATGGAAGACACTGATATGAAATCTATGGATGAGATGGAGGATGACATGATGGAAACTGAAGACATGGATGAGATGAAACACTCTGACATGATGGAAGACGAAGATGTTGTTTATGAAATCGAATTAGATGAAGAAGATGAGGAGGAAATGTCAGAAATGGAAGACGAAGAAATGTCGGAAATGGAAGACGAAATGAAAGAAGGTAAGTACGGAGGTAATAAAGGAGAACTTAGACGTAGTGCTAAGCGCGACTATACCGAAGGTAAGTACGGAGGTAATAAAGGAGATTTTAGACGTAGTGCTAAAAAAGACTATACCGAAGGTACGTATGGTGGTAACGAAGGAGACATCCGAAGAAGTGCTAAGAGAGATTACACTGAAAGAGCAAAGTATGGCGGAAATATGGGAGATTTTAGACGTAGTGCTAAAAAAGACTATACGGAAGGTAAATACGGAGGTAATAAAGGTGATTTCAGAAGAAGTGCTAAAAAAGATTACACAGAAGGAAGACAAAACAGTTTGACTCAAAAAGCTAGAGCAGGTCAGAGAAGTAATTCTTACAACCAAGCAGCTAGAGCTCATTCAGGAATCCATCTGCCGGAATCTTATAATCGTCTCAAAAAAGAAGTAACTGGTTTAAAAAGTAAGAATTCAGAATACAAAAAAGCATTAGTATCATTTAAACAAAAATTAAATGAAACAGCTGTATTTAATTCTAACTTAGCATATGCTACAAGACTATTTACTGAACATTCTACTACTAAACAAGAAAAAATTAACATTCTAAGAAGGTTTGATAATGTAAAATCTTTAAAGGAATCGAAAAGCTTGTATAAAGTAATTAGAGAATCTCTTGCTGGCAACACAACAAAGAAAAATATTTCTGAGTCTGTTGAAAGAAAGATTGCTAAAACCCCTAGTAGTGGTGCGAATACAAAATTGATGGAATCAAAAGTGTATGAAAACCCACAATTTTCTAGGATTAAGGACTTAATGTCTAAATTATAAATAAACGCTTTAAAAAAAATTAAATAAAATGGGAGCATTATTAGAATCTGGTATGGTTGGTAACATAGGGTTAAAACACCTTAAAGTTATCAAAGAAGATACCATCAACAAATGGGACAAGCTTGGATTCCTAGATGGCCTTAACGGTCATGGAAGGGAAAACATTGCCCAGTTATACGAAAACCAAGCTACACACTTGATAAATGAGGCGACTTCGTCTGATTCATCAGGTTCATTCGAAACAGTTGTTTTCCCAATAATTAGAAGAGTATTCTCTAAATTATTGGCAAACGATATCGTTTCTGTACAAGCTATGAACTTACCAATTGGTAAATTATTCTACTTTGTACCTAAAGTATCGTCAAGATATAGTAACACAGCAGATAGTAACTATCAACACTTTCCTCCATTTGGAGCACCAGGAGCAGGTGCAGCACAAACACCTAGTTCACCTACTTCGGCAACTACAATTAACTTGTATGATAACTTCTACGTTGGTAACGCACCGTTAATGGCAAGTGAAGGTCTTTATGATATTTCAAAAGGAGCTTACTCAGCTGTAACAGCTATTCACCTACCAGTTATGAAGTGGGATAACGCAGCTAGAACTTTAAGTACTGCTGACTTTGGTGCTACACCAGATACGGAAGTATCATCATTAACATCATCTACAGCTTGTTTAAAATCTACGATTATTGCAATCACAGGATTTACAAATGCAGGTGCTGGTAAAATGGTTGGACCAACTGGTAACGAAATGAATACTGAAGATTTCTTATCTTCATTAGCTGTTTCTGTAACTGGTTCTACAACTTGTAAGTCAGGTACAACTAACTACGATGCAAGTGATTTATCTACAACAACTAAAGGTGTACCATCTGATACAACTGGTAAGAACAATACTTTATTTAGAGTTGTAACTCAAAAATATGGTAAAGGTATTGCTAACGCAGGTGGAACTCAAACTTCAACAACTTATCCAGGTGGTAAGTATGATAGTATTTGTGATGTAACAGGTACTGTTTACGTAGAGGTTGATTTATCATGTCCAGCATGTATTAACTGTTCATCTGTAGATGGATATGTTTGTTCATACTTTGGTTCGAACGCATTTGCTATGGCAGCAACACCACAAGGTACGAATACACCATTCTACGCGACTTGGAGAACTTACCAAGACCTAGAATTTGAAGACCAAATGGGAGAGGTTTCTTTCGATTTAGACTCAGTAACAGTTACTGTAACAGAAAGAAAACTAAGAGCTCAATGGTCACCAGAATTAGCACAAGACGTTTCTGCATTCCATAACATTGATGCTGAAGCTGAATTAACAGCTTTATTATCAGAGGAAGTTGCAGCTGAGATTGATAGAGAAATCTTGAGAGACTTAAGAACAGGTGCGGCTTGGGATTTGAGATGGGACTACAATGGATGGAAGAGATTCCAGGCAGGACAAGCTCCTTACACTCAAAAAGATTGGAACCAAACGTTAATTACTGCAATTAACCAAATTTCTGCTCAAATTCATAAATCTACATTAAGAGGTGGAGCTAACTGGATTGTATGTTCTTCTGAAATTTCTGCTATCTTTGATGACTTGGAGTACTTCCACGTATCAAACGCAGCACCAGAACAAGACCAATACAATATGGGTATTGAGAAAGTAGGTACTTTATCAGGTAGATATACTGTATATAGAGACCCTTACTTCCCACCAAACCAATGTTTGATTGGACATAAAGGTACATCTTTATTGGATACTGGGTACGTTTACGCACCATATGTACCATTACAGTTGACACCAACTATGTATAACCCATTCAACTTTACACCTATCAAGGGTATCATGACTAGATACGCTAAGAAAATGGTTAACAACCGTTTCTATGGTAAAATTACTGTTGATGGAGTTAGAACATTTGATGTTAGAGAGTTAAGATAATTCATCGTTACTCAATTATATTGAAAAGAGGGTCCCTTGTGGACCCTTTTTTTTTGGCCGCTTTAAATTTGACTTTTTCAGTATATAGTCGATATTTATTATTACCAATAAACCTTAAAAAACTTAAAATTATGAAAAAGTGTATTTTAGCTTTAACTTTCGCATTATTTAGTATTTTTACATTTGCTCAAGAAAAAGGAGACTGGTACGTAGGAACAGGTGACGTTGCAAACGTTGCATGGACTGAGTGGTCAGTATCCCCAACTATTGGGTATGGTGTAAATGAAAATCTTATGGTGGGTATGTCTGTTTCACAGGCAGATTCAACACAAGATATGGATTTAGACTTTCATGCAAGATATTTCTACAAAGGATATTTTGGATATGTTGCTATGGACGGTCTTAATACTGATAATATGATGTTAGGTGCGGGAAAAATGTTTACATTCCACAAGAGTGTATTCGTGGACCCAAAAGTAGTATATGATATGGGACAAAAGACAACTAACTTAATGTTAGGATTCGGTCTTAAGTTCTAATCATACACACAAACTAGAATAAGAAAGGATAACGGGCTTAATAGCCCGTTTCTTTTTTGCCCTATATTTATAATAAAAACAATATTATGAATTTTTTTAAAAACATGTTAAGTAGTGAAGGTAAAGTCTCGAGTAAGAGATTTGTAACCTTTGTATGTCTTTTATTTATGTTAATAGGATACACAGCTAATCTATTTTGGGATTTTACAATAGACAATAATCTATTTCAATCACTCCAATGGATTGTAATGGCAGGACTTGGTTTTACAGCTGCAGAGAATTTTTCACCTAAAGGGGAAGAAACTCCAGTAGAAGAAGACCCCTCTCCTACATCTACAACTGTGACTCATCAGTATGATTATGATGATGAAGACATCTAGAAACAAAAAAACCACTCTATTGAGTGGTTTTTGAATTTATATGTAATTGTAATTATTTTCCTTTACATCCGAAGTTTTGA